CATACAGGTGCTGTAAGTTCAAGACAATGGTTATGTTGTAGTCAATATACAAACGTAGTAAATAAGGGATGTCGGAAATCATATCATGTTCCACTTAGCGTCTCCAATTATGAATCAATCTATAGAATTATACAATCAAGTAATGGTGGTAATAATAAAGATTAAAGAACAATAATAAATAAAGATTACGGCATGATACGTTTCATTTTTGCGTATTGAATCGCACTAGTTAATTCTTTTTCATTTTCTTTACTAATAATGAGATATTCTATTGTAATATTTGCTTTATCATACGCAGTATTATAAAAGTTAGGTTTTTCGAGAATAGCGTCTATAATCATAACAAGATGTTCATGTGTTAATTTTCCCATTTCCATTTTAAACTCTTGTGAACGTGTATTATCGATAGTAAAGTTTAGTCCAGACCCCCCTATATTAACTCCAAATTTACCAGATGGCCCTTTTGATGTGTCTGTAAAATGTGTATCGATTTTATATCCTGCTTCTAGTCGTAAGATTTTTATTGTTCCTCCATTTTTAGTTGCTTGAATACGTCTATCAGGATGTATAACAAAGCGATCGGCTGTATCACATATGCCTAATATTTCAAAAGTGTGGAAATTTTTTATTTTTCGTTTTAATGTAACGGATGCAGGAGTTGCTAAACTGACTGAGGTTTTTAAATCATATAACTTGATATTTCCTCTATTAAAAACAACATCTTCAAAATCTTTTAGTGAATCTTGCATAAGTTGGATGTCTAAAATATGTGCCATTATTAATTATAGAGAGAAAACAAAATTATTAAAAGTTTAAGTTTAAAGTTTAAGTTTAAAGTTTAAAGTTTAAAGTTAAAAAATAAAATACAAATACAAATAAAAATTGAAAACTTTTTATTTGTATTACTCTGATTTAATCAATCCATTTTTACTACCATGCTCACTCTTGAAAAACTGTGCAAATACTCTATGGAGAATCCGCCAATGGAGATGCTGGGGCGTTCTCCGTGTGTCCAAGAAAAATACGACTCATTTATGTGTATACAAGATAATAGATACAATTTTATTGCTAATATGAAAGAAAAACTCCATGGGTCAATTCGTAGGTATCACTTTGCACCGAATGATTTTCCCTACCATACATCACCTGATATAGAACACTGGGTATGCTGGTATGGTAAATACACTGATCCATTATCTATTATAGCAGAAATCAAAGAAAAAAATAATGTAATAACCTTTTGGAAAAATTATTCCGCAAATATGAGTATTCAAGAAATCAATCATATTCATGTCTTTATTCAGAAGTAAATAGACGATTCATTGTTTCTGCTTCTTTCTTGACATTAATAGGCATAAATACTTTTGAGAGAAATGTATCATCACGCATTCGCACTGAATAATCTTTATTTTGCTTGTTTCTACCCACACGTCCTAGTGCCTGTATCAACTTTTCTTCCGTCAAATGAATTAGATCCTTTCCTATATATCCGTGGCAAAATTGGTAATTTGTTCCGTAAATATAATCGTCTGTTGCCAAAATAAGCAACAGTTTTTGCTGTTGCGCTAAAGATTTCATTATTTCTACATATCCAATACTTTTGTGGTCCATAAATACGCCGATGCCCATAAGCAAGAGCAATTTCCACATAGGTTCTACATCATGTAGTTGCATAAGTTTTATCACATACTCATCTTCTATATTTGGTGTAAATGAATGCTGGGTATTCACCTCTCTTGCCCATTTGAATTGATGTTCCGGTGCGTTTGGTATATATATTTCAGGCATTGCTACACTATCGATTTTTTGCTGAAGATCGTCGATTTTGCGACGCAGTTCTCGCATTTCCGGAGGAAGTCGTCCTTCATCACCCATCTTCTTTTCTTTCTGTGCTTCTTTTTCCATTGTATTTTCGAAAATCATCTCCAGTTTTTCTATTTCAGTATTAAGATTATCATTTTTTATTACTTGTTTATGAATCGCATCTAATGTTAAGTGATGTATATTACTTTGTTGGAGATAAAATCGGGCAACCTTTTCAACATCTTTAGCAAGATAAATAGATGGTCCATACGTTAAAGTATACGCATCTTTAGTCGTGACAAGTATATTCGATGGATAAGGAATATTTCGGTGGTTTTGGAAATGGGTGTAAATGAATTCCCAATGGTTTTCATTCAGTTTTCCAAAGAGTTTTAGGTAATACAATTTGATACTTTTTATAGTGATATCTTTGGTTGTTTCGAAATACTGTTCGATGGTATAGTGGTCATCTTGGATATAACCTTCATTATTGAGAAACAAGATAAACTGACATAGTTCTTTCAGATCCATATAGCGTATTAGACTACTGCTTTTTACACAGTGTTGAATACACCTTTTCATGGCCGTAAAATCTCTATTCTCGGGGAGATGGTGCGGCACCGTGATTTCCCCCGTCTTGGAAACAAGAGGAATAGAATTATTACAATCGGCACTGAGAATAGTTTCTACTTTTCCCTCGAAACGGGATATATAATCGGCAATAACATCCCGGATTTCATCCTCATGAGGAAGCGTGGCACTCGACAATACAATGTTTGGAATATCATTTTCACGCCAGTTTTGTTGTATCATTTTGTGATAAGGATGGTCATCGTAGTCCATAGTGATGGTGGGTTCATCCCAGTATGTTATGATATTTTCTCTTGAATTGAATGCTTTCATATAGCGCATCGCAATAAGATAGGATTGTATATCGGTTATCATAATCTCCACATTGTCGCCTACTGAATTATCCACCTTATAAATACCCCCGGTTCGGTAGTTTTTAGTGTACTCTTTTGCGGCAGCAAAATGAAGGCGGATATCATCCGCATCACCACAATTAAACGCCAGAGCTATTTTACGACCTGCTGAAATGGACGATTTAGCCAACGCAAGGCCTACATGACGGGCAGCACAAACAAAGATGACACGGTATTTTTCGGACAACCCGATTGGCGTCAGTGTTTTTCCAGTGCCGGTGGGTGCAACATACAATACCAGTTTGGGTGTTGATGTTGGATTAGGACGAAGGAGTGAGAATATGCGTTTTTGATGGTCATAGAGTTCCATATCTGTATAACGGAGTAGTATCTCATTTTTTTCAAGGATATGCTCTACATTATCGAGATAGAGTGAATGGTTAACATCCGTCTCAAATTTCTGTAATAGAGCATCAACTTCTTTTTGAAGATACACATTCATGGTAAGATGACATGTTTGAAGATGTGTTAATGTATAATAATACATCATCCATTTGTCTTGACCCTTTGTGTGTTTGCTTAGCATTTTTTCGATGAGGTCGATAATTGTAAATTCATATAACGAGTTTTTGTATTGGTCGAGGGAACTATTTACGTTTTCAAGGCGTATAATGTCGCGTTTTTTTGGAGTAAGATTACCGTTTCCTCGGTGTTTGATAAGCGATAGTTCTGCTTTTTTGTAGATTTTTTCGAGTTTTTTTTTGAAATAGGTATCAAATATATGTTTTTCCATAGTATCGCTCTTTTCTAGTTTAGCAAAGGTCATGAATGTTTCATTTTTGTTGTATTTGATGCCTATATTGGTAAAACCATTACGAATCATTTTGAGAATCTCTTTTTCTTCTGGAGATACCGGAACTTCAATACCTTCCCATTCTTGTTTCGTGAGTTTACGTTGTGAAAAATCCATACTTGTGCTATTACATCCTATATAATACCTATATTCATTTCAATTATAATTGAAATGAAATAAAGGTAGTTTTTTACTAACAGGTATACAACGTGAAATCATGGGTTCTCTATTGTCATTGCCGTTCTATTCGTCTTCGTCTTCGACATCCACTTCGTCTTCGACATCCACAACCCCATATATTATTTCAATTGAAGGGAATATAGGTTCAGGTAAATCGACATTTGTTCGTTTTTTGAAGAATCAATCACAATTCCAAAAGCAAGGAATAATCTTTCTTCAAGAACCCGTAGATGAATGGACATCTATTACCGATAAGGAGGGAGAAACAATACTGACTAAATTTTATAAAGATCAAGATAAATATGCCTTTTCATTCCAGATGATGGCCTATATTTCACGACTTGCTTTGTTAAAAAAAACGGTGGAAGAAAATCCAGGTGCGATTATCATAACAGAGAGATGTCTTATTACAGATCGTAATGTTTTTGCGAAAATGTTATATGACGAAAATAAAATTGACGATGTGAATTATAAAATATACCAAAATTGGTTTGATACCTTTTATAATGATTTTCCAATTTCAAAACACGTTTATCTCCAAACAACTCCAGAAACATCATATGAACGTGTGATTAAACGTAATCGTGAAGGAGAAACTATTCCCCTAGAATATCTTCGTGCATGTCATTTATATCACGAGAATTGGTTATTGAATGAGAAAAATAATAAGGTTATTACCATTGACGCAAATAGTAATGAGACACATATGAAAGAGTGGACGGAGAAAATTCAAAAATTGCTTGAAGAGTGAAAATAAATATCTAACATTAATTATATACGTATGGTAAAATTGATACAGGATATTCAGCAGAATAATTTACCCACTATTTCTAATTCTTTTTATCCGAATCCAGTGTGGCGAACCATGGATTCGTTTGATTATCAACAATATTACGATAAAAAAAAGGGGGTTCGTTCCTTTCAACAGGCACGAAATAAGAACAAATGTAAACCAGACGAAAATTTCAAATTGGATTATACGACGAAACGATTTTATAATTTTACGGATTATAAGACACGTAATAATGTTTCTAAATATTATCATTTAATTCATCCTTATTGTGAATTGGATTCGGAAAACCCAACAATTTCGGCAACTGGAACTCAATTGTATAATAATACGATTGCTAAAGAGGGAATCGTTGGGCGTCTTAGCACGACTCCTTATGTTCCAGGCGTTGATACTCCTCTTCAACCCACAACATTGAATGAGATTAAGGGTGGAATACCTTTCAATCAATGTAGCAACTTTAAAAATGGATTCGGTAAAAACTCTATATACACATTTCGCTATTAGGTTCCATATCAAGGTCGCATACCGCATACCATCAAGGTCGCATACCGCATACCGGTTTAAATTTTAGAATATTTAATTCATTACTTGTTGTTTTAAAATGTTCTGGACTGTATATTTCTTGAAGTAGCATCCATTCGAACATACCACCAGGATAAATGTAAACATTCGTAAAACCTAATCCAATGAGTTGCTGGTGTTTTTCATATACAGTTATATCATTGGCATTTTTTCCATAAATGATGATAGAAGTATCTTTTGCTTCATTTAAATAGGTATTAATCACTCTTTCTTCATCACTGTAGTGTATTGTGTTAGGTATAATACATGATTGGGCTTCTGGATTATTTTCAATAGTATTTATTAAGAGTATTTTTTGTTGTACATTTTGTAGTACATTTTGAATATCTTCAAAATTTACTTTTTTTATAGATTGTTGGTTTCCCATTAATATGTATTGCATTCTTTTATATTTATATTTTTTTATGCCCGAATCGAAGAAAAAAGGCGCCATTTGCGTCGTGGGGAAACCATACTTCCCCCGAATCCAAAAATAAAATACATCATTAAGTATGTTATAAACGATACAGACGATGATAATAATCCTACATATAAAGCACGTGTGAATAGATTACCTAGACTATACATATCACCACCATTACCAAGCATAGGAGTCTTGACCTCATTATTTTCTCTCTCCAACTGACGAAGTTTTTTTTCTTGACTATACACATAATATTCTCGTATTTCCATTGATGCTGTGGTAACAACGCCTAAAATAAACGAGGTTAATATAAAGGCTGTGAATAAATTAAATGCTCTAAAATAGGGATAAGGAATTAGTGACCATTCATAACGAGGAGATGACATATCTATTTTAAGGAGATACAATAAATACAATAAATACAATAAATACAATATACTCAATCGAACTTCACTACGATTTCTACTTGCTCCTTTTTCACAGTTTTCACGGCTGATATCGACAACTCTTCACGTTTCTTTCGTGTTTTGCTCGTATTGGTGGATTTTTCTTTATTCTTAGCAGTGCTATTACGATGACTCATATCATTTTCGATTTCAGTATAGTTCTCCTCTATAAACTTCACTACATTATTTTCAAGTGCCCATTTAAAAAAATTAAGTTGTCCAATTGTTGTTTGAATATAGGTGTCCTTTTTCTCACCATACGGTATATTGATACGATCCCAACGACAAAAGGGGTCGAATCGTTTTTTTGAGTAAGCTTTTAGTTTGAGTTTATAATCGCGATAAACATTGAAACGTTCACTTGTCCCATCATCACGTGGAATAGTATACACTGAAAATTTTTGCTTAGCATAGTTTGTAGCAAACCAGTCAACGATACGGAGAGAAATTCGTGATTCGCCATTAATGATATCCAACATCTTTTTTAAATTATTATCGTGGTTATAAAAAACCATTAAGTTTTTCAATAAAAGGTCGTTTTGTGTGGCGATTGGTGTTGCCATTATGGATATACGTATACTTAACTTTAGTATGAAAATATTTATATCTTTTTAATTACTAATTGTTTAGCAAATTGAAATGCGTTGCTGTTTTTATCTCGTCGTTTGATATTACAATCTAAGCAGGCTATTACTGTATTTTTTGAACTGTGTCCGTATGTGTTATCGATGCGTTCAAGTGTCCATTGATTGGGTTGTCGCACTTCACTATAAAAAATACATACTGGGTTTTTACAATAATAACATATCATTGTTGAAGAGAGCAATTTCTCGTAGATTTCTTCTTCACTGATAAAGGTAGCATCGTTGTATTTTTGTTTTGTTATATCTTGGTTTTTATAAGATTGCTGTTTTTTTTTAATTTCCTTTTTAATATTTTTCATAATAATTTCTTCTTCAGGTTTGAGATTTGTGGCAATAAATTCGCATTTCAAATAATAAATATATTCGTTTGTAGATAATAATGGGTAAGTTTTATTAGTTTTGCGAAGTGATGGTTCCTTTTTTAAGTATATCTTTTTATCCATTTAAAATTAAAATTATATAAGACTATAGGATGAATGAAATAACGCAAGTATTAGAAGATGAAATAAAACTGAATAAAAAGGAGGCATGGAATAAATTAGATAAAACAGTTAAATTGCTAAAACTTGCGGATTATGCCAAGTATTATGGTAGTAAACATGAATTATCGGAATCTTCAATCCGTAAACTTAGTTTATTTTTAAAGTCTAAGTTGAATCAAAAACGTTTAACGACAAATAAAGATGTGGTTTATGATATTGAAAAGATGATGCTAACAGATATACCAAGTTTAGTATATGTAAATGATACCTTTGTTTTAGAGAGAAATGACAAACGAACATCTACTGTTAAATCATTGACGCCAACAAAATATACCAAATGTGGTAAAAATTTGAAAGGGAATAAAGGTAGTAAGAACTCTAAAAGTGATAAACATATAAATGAAACAAATCAAGCAAATGATATGGTTAATGGTTAATATATAAAATTGATATAGTAATATTTTATTTAGAGTAGTTAGAGAGAAACTACATGTTTGACGATACAATAACCATAGAGGTAATACTTACACAAGAAGATAAGGATACTCTTTATTCCCAGATTTATGGTTTTGTAGAAGAATATATGAAAGATAATATAATCATGATGAAAAATCCTAGATTTCACGAAGAGATGCACCAAGATATTGTAGAGCGTTTGTCTCTTATATACGAAAATATTTATGGTTGTGAACTTGAAGAGGAATTGTATGTCATTTCTCAAAAAGTGTATCGTCACTTCTTTTCGCATGTTATGCCTCGTCGGTCTTACAAAACAACTTTTGCTAAACCTAGGGTTCATATTGATAACATAACATCTGTAATTGAAAAATTACGTAATATTCCCCAGCATGAGCAACGAACGCCCGAATGGTATCAAGATAGATGGAATATGATTTCGGCAAGTAGTGCTTGGAAGGCACTTTCGAGTAATTCTATGAAAAATAGTCTTATTTACGAGAAGTGTCTTCCTATTGATACTTCTAAATATACAACAGTGAATATTAATAGTCCTTTTCATTGGGGGCAAAAATATGAGCCATTATCGATACTTATTTATGAAGATAAATACAATACTGTTGTGGAAGATTTTGGTTGTATTCCCCATTCACTTTATCCTAATATAGGGGCATCTCCTGATGGCATTAACACAAATACGAAATCTACACGATATGGTCGTATGGTGGAAGTGAAAAACAGATTTTCAAATTCAGTTCCCATTACAGGAATTCCAAAGGAGGAGTATTGGATACAGATGCAACTTCAAATGAATGTATGTAATTTGAATGAGTGCGATTTTTTAGAGACCCGATTTAAAGAGTATCCGTCATCCGTCGAGTTTTATGCAGATGGTGACGCGTTTAACAGAACAGCATCGGGTACAATGAAAGGAATATATCTTTATTTTGAGAAAGATGGAATGCCTTATTACGAATATCCTAAATTAGATTTGGATACTAACGCATTTGCTTGTTGGGAGAAAAATATGATTGAGACAAAACAAAAAGAGGGGTATATATGGATATCATATATTTATTGGTATTTGGATAAGATGAGTTGTGTTTTAGTGTTTCGTAATAAGATATGGTTTGAAGAGGCATTAGTAGAATTGAATAAGGTATGGGAAACTATACTTAAAGAACGCAGTGAAGGATATGAACATCGTGCTCCAGCAAAACGAGTAAGAAAAATCACTGAACCAACCACAACAGGTTGTTTGATTGATATTGCGTCATTAAATATAGTATAACTGGTATAAAATCACTTTTAATAGTATTAATATATATTAGATGCTTTATAATATATATACAACCCATGGAAACGCACCACTAGGTATTACTGACTGGGAGCATTTACGTGTAATGCGTCTTGATTTTACAGAGAGAGATATCTATAATCATCGGTATGTTAAAACAGACCCAAATATTAAACATCTCTTTAAACAACGAAGTCCTAACGCAAAACTTAAGAAAATTGGTTTTGTTTCACGTGATTTTGCCGCACATAGACCTAATGGACAATTGGCTATTCGCTTCTTTTCAATCCTTTCAAAATATAAAGATTTTTCTATTTATTTTTATTCATTAAATGAACACCTAATAGAGGATAACTTTAAAACCTATGGGACAGTGAGAAAAGCTCCTGATTTCAATAAATTAGCATCTTTAATTTCAGAAGATGAAATTGATATATTAATTGATATGCAAGGATTTATGGTATATAATTTTACGCAATTATTACTACAAAAACCAGCACCAATACAAATGCATTGGTTGGGGTATCCTGGAACTCTTGGACTTTCTACTATTGATTATTTAGTAGCAGACGATATAATTATACCGAATGATTCACAAAAATATTATAGAGAGAAAATCGCATATATGCCTCATTTGTATCAATCGAATAATCCGGATTTTATTCAAACTAATAACTATGTTCTTCGTGGATTTTATGAAATACCAGATGATAAGTTTGTTTTCACTCATTTTAATTCAGATTACAAAGTTGACCGTAAAATATGGTTTGAGTGGATGGATATTTTAAAAAGAGTGCCTAATGGTCTACTTGTGTTTACAGTATTAACATCCAATGAACATGATACTTTTATTAAACAATTGATGCACGATGCTTCTTTGTGTGGTGTCAAAGATAAAATTATGTATATTCCAAAAGCATCACGAAGCCAACATTTTAACCGATTACAAATTTTTAATTTAGGATTGGATACATATCGTATAAATGGACATACTACAAATGCTGATTTAGTATGTGCCGGTATACCGTTTATTACATATACATCTGATACTTACCATAATCGGGTAGCAAAAAGTATATTACATCAATTGGATTTAGACGAATTGGTTTGTTATAGTTATGATGAATATAAAGATAAAGCCGTTGAACTGGCAACTCAACCCGAATACTATGCTAGAGTCAAGGCAAAGGTTATTGAAAATAGAAAAAAGGTGATGTTTAATACTTATCACTATACACGAAGTTTTGTAAATATGATTTTTTCTATATGGGATTCATATCATATTCGCGAAGAAGAGAGAAAAGAGGTGAAACATCTTTTTTTAAATGAAGAAACAGAGAAATTGGAAGATAAAATTGTTCCATTTGAACCCATACGGTTAGGAAAATTCAATCATCATTATATCGGTATTCCTGAGACCAAATGGGTGTTTTATGAAAATAAGAAACTTCCTGAATCCTGTGAACCATATATACTAACAAAAAAACGGAAACAATATTTGCGCGATTATGCTAATATACAGGATTCATGTGTTGCTTTTACGACTCATGGAGAATTATATGATGTGTGTGAATCATCACTTGTTGACATGAATAAACGCGAAAATGATGATATATATGGAGAACCTCATGGTATTTGGGTAAGAGAACCCATACCAGATAAAGAACAGCAACCTGATGTTAGTAAAACATTAAATAAAGACTATCAATTACCTAAAATATCTATGGTTTTCATTATAAATAAATCAATGAATCTTTCTGAGTATGTTTCTAAATCATCAAGTTATCTTTATACACAGCGTTATATCAATGCTGAATTAATTATTATCTCTCAACATGGAGAAATAGACCAAAATGGGAAAAAATTCTTATTTGAAAATATTAATAATATTACTTATATAGATATTACAAAAGAAAATAGAGATATTAATACTGTTTTAAAAGAAAATACAAGATCAAATATTATTATTGAAATTAAACCAGAACATTTTAATGATTTGTTCTATGTTCAGAACTTTTATGATAAATATATGGATAAGAAAACTACAGATGATTCAAAATAAATTAATAATTTTTATAATTTTATAATTTTATAATTTTATAATTTTATAATTTCATAATTTCATAATTTTATAATTTCATATATAGTATATAGTATATATGAAATCCCAAAAATACTGTGGAACTAAGAAATCTGTTGCGAACTTGAAACGCCAAAAACTGATACATAAAATACGTCATTTTAGAGATAATTGGGAAAAATTAATAAAGCGAAGTATGGATCAAGATGACGATTACTTGAATACTTTAACCGTAAAAGAGTTGAAGAATATAATGGAATTTTATACAAGCAACGAGTGTAAGAGTAATGTAGATGCTTGGATACCAACACAGGAAGATAAAATAAATAAACCGCGTAAAACGCTTAAAACGTCTAAAACGTCTAAAACGCGTAAAACACCTAGAGAAAAAAAATGTCAGAAACAAACATTAAAAAAATATGTGACACGAAAATCGCCTCCTTATCCAGCAAATGAATGTAAAGATGATATTAAATTAGGTAATGATGGTTTATACTACAAGTCACAACCTAATAAAAATGGGATTTATAGATGGGTAAAATATCAAGGATTATGATATGCTATGATATGGTATGGTATTTTATACTTTGTATCTTATACTTTCACTGATGCACTTTATAAAAAATTGTTTGTATGCGTTTTCATCCGTTCCAGAAACACATTGACTTGATGCAAATGATTTGTTTTCTCGGTAGTAAGCAAGTAGTGTTGGAATTCCACTAACCATTTTTTTACTTTTAAGAAACGCATACACTTCAAAATTACCGTCAATATCTAGGTCATATACTGTAAATGTGTTGGGAAGTTTATTTACCATTTCTTTAACAAAAGGAGCAATTGTTTTACATGGATTACACCATGTTGCCCCAAATTTTATAATAATAATACCTTCATTATTATCTAGAATAGTTTGAAACTCGTTTCTGTCTGCAATTTCGGTTTTTATAGTAACCATTATTATATAGTTTTACTACCTAAATCTTTAAGCAGTAAAAATTGAATCAAATATATAGGATATATAGGATATATTCTATATATTCTATTTTGCTTTTGCTTTTGCTTTTGTAAAATCATGCAAACCGATGCTGAAACGAAACCAGAATGTTTATGCTGTTCTGCGAAAGAGTATTTGAATTGTGCCGAGGATGGACACATACAAACCTATCAATTTATGTGGATGGTTGATTATGTTTTTGATGCTCCTGAAGGGTTTACTCCCTATAAAACGACAATTGATATTGACTTATGTTCTTTACATCATGACGAAATCTTGACCAATAATAACGGCAACTATCCGCTTCTCTGGGGTAGCAATGAAAAAGAGGCACTTAATATGCTATTGTATGGTTACTTGACAATTGATGGTTCTTTTCACAAAAACAAAACGTGTATACAAAAAAAGACGTGTATACATGATTATCACACTAAGTGTAGTGCTTATATCATAAGATATAACTTTTTATGGCGCTTTCGCGATAGGGGTAAGTATGGTCGTTCTTCGTATTTTACTGTATTGCCATTGTATTTATGTAAAAATCATTATACCGAAATTTTAGAATCAAATAATCAAAAACAACCTGTGGCATTTGGATGGGATTATTGGGATGCTATAGATAGTATTACAAAAAATGTTAGTATAAAAATTGGTGAAATAATAACATCGTCTGCTTAATCTTCGATGTCTGCTTAATCTTCGATGTCTGCTTAATCTTCGATGTCTGCTTAATCTTCGATGTCTGCTTA